ATCCTGCTTCTAAAAAGGCTTTGCGGAAATTTAGTCCCTCGGTATCGGCGTGGAACACATAGATACTTGCGTCCTGGGCCATCGCCTTTTCGGTCAGTGTGAAAGCTTCCAGCAGAAACTGATAGAACTTTTGGTCTGCCATGTTGTCGTTTTTAATTTTGCCCGCTGTACCCTCATAGTTGACGTTATAGGGAGGGTCTGTCACCACCAGGTTGGCAAGTTTACCGTCCATAAGCAGGGAAAATGTCTCCGCTTTGGTACTATCGCCGCAGACCAAGCGGTGATGCCCCAGCAACCAGAGGTCACCCGCCTTAGTTATGGCGGGCTTGGCCAGTTCGCCTTCTACATCAAAGTCATCTTCTTTAACGTCCTCGGCAACGCTCAGTAGTTTGTTCAGTTCCGCATCGTTAAAGCCGAGAAGAGATACGTCAAAATCGGCCGCCTGCAAATCAGCAAGCTCTACCGAGAGCATCTCCGCGTCCCAGCCAGCGTTCAGGGCGAGACGGTTGTCAGCTATAATGTAGGCCCGCTTCTGGGGTTCGGTCAGGTGTTCCGCGAACACACAAGGTACTTCAGTAATACCTTCCTCCTTGGCAGCGAGGATGCGCCCGTGTCCCGCGATAACATTGAGGTCTTTATCTACGATGACCGGGTTGACGAAGCCGAACTCCCTTAGTGATGCTCGAAGCTGAAGTATTTGCTCCTTGCTATGGGTGCGGGCATTACGAACATAAGGTACTAACCGGTCAATATTAACTTTTTCAAAACGCTCGGTTGTGTTCATCTATTCCTACCGTCCTTTCCTGCCTGACAGCAGGGCTTCCATAATATCATCCTGCGGGTTGCCGACAAAGGCTGTAGTGCAATTCTGTTTTACGATGTCAAAAATCTCGTACCAAATGAGGTTGGCCTGCTTCTGAAAAGATTGGCTCATCTGTACGAAGGGGCTGGCTATAGCGCCACCCGTAGTCGGATGTTTGCCCAAAAGCCCATAGGTGCTGATGGCTTCCTCACACTGGATGTAGCGAGTGAAAGCCTGAGCATAGGCTTCAATCAATCTTGGGTTAACGAATTTCTCACACCCGCGCTCTTTAAGCCATTTCCAAGTTTCTCTGAACAGATCGTCAGCGCCCAGCGGCTTACCATCTCTCTGTCTCGCGCTGAGGTAATCGCTGGGCGTTGGCATATCTTCTCCGTATAAATCGGCCGCATCGTCAAGGTCGTCCGCTTCAAGCATCGACTCGGGATGCAGTTCCGGGGTTGCTAAAACTTTTGCGGCCTTTCCGGCCGAGATTTTGTCAGCCAGGGGCTGCGGCTTGTCACCGGCGCGAACCCGACGGCCGCCCCTATTGGTTCCGTCTTTTGCCACAAGCCTTCACCTCCTTACTGTGGCGTGGTTTAATCCCCCGTTTGAACCGTAATTTTTACGCGCGAAGGGGGCCGCCCGTTCTCCGGGGTAGAGCTGTAGAGATTTAGATCCCCCTGGGGGTGACATGAAACTCATTTCCTCCAACGACCGCCTTCGCGGGCAGTGATTTCGGAGTGACAAGACGTACACAAACTCATGAGGTTATCCACATCATTGGTGCCTCCCTGGGACAGCGGCTTGATGTGGTGTACCTCCTGGGCTGGGGTGACCCGTCCAAGACTTGCGCACTTCTCGCAGAGAGGGTGTGCGGCAATGTACCGGTCGCGGATTCGTTTCCAAGTCCTGTTGTAGCGTTTCTTCACGATCGGGTCACGCTGGTACTTTTCATAATGTTTGTCGGTCAGCTTTTGATGTTCTTCGCAAAACCTGTCGTGTGTCAGCTTCGGACAGCCAGGGTAAGAACACGGCCGTTTGGGTTTAAAAGGCATTAAGCTTCACCTCATTAAAGGCATATAAAAAGCCCCCGCAGTGTCCCGCGAAGGCTCTTGATACAGCTTTCGATATTAATATTATACTTGGTCCTCAGGCAAACACTCCCTCATAATTCCCTCATCTTTATCCGAACAGCATACTGCGCAGGTGGTTCAATGCATTGCTCCTTAATCTCTCCACGTGGCTTTCGCTGTAACTAAGTTCATTCATCAGACGGTAGGTTGCTCCGGACTTCTGATTGTCGCCCATGTAGTATTCAGATAAAATGTGCTGCTCGGTATCGGTCAGGCTGGACCAGGCAGGCTCGAACCATGCCATGTACTCTATAGCCTGGCTGTAGCGTTCCTTCAGGATGTCCAGCTTGTCAATCTGCGCTGCCAGTTTGTCGGCTCCAGCCTGGGGGTTCCTGGCAGACGGCATCCTGGATAGCTTCGGGATTCTAGGTGTTATCATTTTTTCGTACACGTTTTTGATTTCCTCTGGAGTGTTGTTGATGATAAACCGCATATTATTATAGTCGCGGATGGCGGCTACGGTAGCGGCGTTCTTATTAATATATTTCAGCGCAATCATGCTGCCACCTCCTTAAGGTTTGCTTTTACCGCATCTATCAAAGCGGTCTGGGTTTTGTCTTTGAGTCGTAAGGCTTGCATTACTTGCTCGTCAATCGTACCTTTGGTGATAATGTGATGGATAACAACTGTATCCTTCTGACCTTGCCGCCAGAGCCGGGCGTTGGTCTGCTGGTAGAGTTCCAACGACCATGTCAGCCCAAACCAGACCAGAGTGGAACCGCCCGCCTGCAGATTAAGTCCATGCCCGGCGGATGCCGGGTGGATCACGGCCAGCTGTATTTCTCCGTCATTCCATCTCTTGATGGAATCGCTGCTGTCCAGCTTCTCGGCGGGGAAGCGCTGAAGTATCCGCTCCAGATCATGCTTGTACCAGTAAGCCACCAGTACCGGTTTGCCGTTGGCGGCTTCGATAATATCCTCTAATGCGTCCAGCTTGCGATCATGTAAGTGTGCTACACCGCCGTTCTCATCATAGACCGCTCCGTTTGCCATCTGCAGCAGTTTACCTGACAGCGCAGCGGCATTAGCAGCGTCAATATCCCGCCCTTCCAGTGAAAGAATCAGATCCCGCTTCATTGTGTCGTAGACTTTTTGCTCTTTCTCCGACAGCCAAACGGGGATCTCATTCATCACCAGTTCCGGCAACTTTATATAATCAGTATTCTTCATGCTGATGGTGATGTCAGAAATCAGGCGGTAAATCTCATCCTCTGCTCCGGGTAGCGGTTTATAGCTAAACACCACAAGCTGATTGCGCTTTTCCGGGGTAAAGAATTTGTTACGGTAATGGGTGATGAAGCGACCGAGCCGCTGACCCATGTCAAGAATGCCGATTTCCGCCCATAAATCCATGAGACCGTTACCGGATGGTGTACCTGTTAACCCAACGATGCGTTTTACCTTCGGGCGGACACGGCGAAGTGCCTTGAATCGCTTTGAACTATATGCCTTGAAGGAGGAAAGTTCGTCAACCACTACCATGTCGAAATCGAAGGGAAGGCCGCTCTTATTAACCAGCCAGTCCACGTTTTCCCGGTTGATAATATACACATCAACGTTTCGCATCAGTGCAAACTTGCGTTCCTGTTCAGTGCCAATGGCCACTGAGTAGGTCATGCCTTTCAGGTGATCCCACTTTTCGATTTCAAAAGGCCAGGTATCTCGTGCCACTCTGAGGGGGGCGATAACGAGTACCTTGCGGATGAGAAAACTGTCTAGCACAAGGTCAAAAATGGCAGTCAGCGTAATTACGCTCTTGCCAAGCCCCATATCCAGAAATACCGCCGAAATAGGATGCTGCAGTATGAAATTGGTTGCATATGTTTGGTAGTCATGAGGACAATATTTCATCAATCATCTCTCCAATCTGCTCGGCACCGTCAATGCAGAATACTACATACCCTAACGCCTCAAGTTGCCTTTTTCGCTTTTCCTGCAAAGGACGAAGTCGCTTCCCTGGTGCTTTAAGTTCTACGAAGGCAAGCTTGCCATGGGGTAGAAGTACTAAGCGGTCAGGCACACCATCAAAACCTGGTGAGATAAGCTTCAGGGCGATGCCGCCCATCGATTTGACTGTGTTTGTGAGTTTTATTTCTATGGTTTTTTCTCTCATACAATTCCTTTCTGCCAGTTCCAAGGTTCCAAAGTTCCAAGAATTCCATATAACCTATACGCGCGTATATGAGGTAAACACGATACCCTTTCTCTATATACAAAAATATTTATATATTTTGGAACCATGGAACCCTTGGAAAAAGTGTTGATATTTCAAGGTTCTAAGAGGTTCCATGATTAAGATTTTCGGTTCCATCAATGGTTCGCACCCATACATATTGAGCGCCATAACCCTTGATTTTCTTTTTCTGGCCGGAGTACACCCAGCCGCCGATCTTTTGCATGATTAGCTTGATTTTGTAACTGTCAGCCTGGC